AGCAAAATAATCTGACATTTTACCAAGGCCCTAATATTGACGTTAGGGCCTAGGTATGCTAAAATAGATGACACAAAGGACAAAATTATGACAAAAGTATTTGACGCAACAAAATTTAGAAAGAGTATCACAAAGTCTATACAAGGATTGGGTATTGGTTTCAGCGATCCCACAGATTGGATCTCGACAGGAAACTACGCACTGAACTATTTGATGACCAGCGATTTCAACAAAGGAATTCCATTAGGCAAAGTAACTGTACTTGCAGGTGAATCAGGAGCAGGCAAAAGTTACATAGCATCAGGAAACATTATTAAAAATGCACAAGAGCAAGGCATCTTTGTTATTCTAATTGATACAGAGAACGCATTAGATGAAAAATGGTTACAAGCATTAAAAGTTGACACATCAGAAGACAAACTTTTAAAATTAAGTATGTCAATGGTTGATGATGTTGCAAAAACTGTTTCGGAGTTCATGAAAGGTTACAAAGAGCAACATGCAGACAACAAGGAAGGTGCACCTAAAGTACTATTTGTCATAGACAGTTTGGGTATGATGCTTACACCAACAGATGTTAATCAGTTTGAAGCAGGTGACATGAAAGGTGACTTGGGTAGGAAACCCAAAGCACTAACGGCACTTGTAAGAAACTGTGTGAACATGTTTGGTAGTTGGAATGTTGGGCTTATAGCAACCAACCACACATACGCATCACAAGATATGTTTGATCCAGATGACAAGATATCAGGCGGACAAGGATTCATCTATGCAAGTTCTATTGTTGTTGCAATGAAAAAATTAAAATTAAAAGAAGACGAAGCAGGCAATAAAGTTTCAGATGTGAGAGGTATAAGAGCCGCTTGTAAAGTTATGAAGACCAGATATGCCAAACCATTTGAAGGTGTACAAGTCAAGATCCCGTATGAAACAGGCATGAACCCATACAGTGGGTTAGTTGATCTTTTCGAGAAGAAAGGTCTATTAGTGCAGACAGGAAACAGATTAAAATACATCGACAAAGCAGGTAAAGAACACATAGACTTCAGGAAAGCATGGGTTGGTGATAAATTAGATATGATAATGGCAGAGTTCAAAGAAGAGGTACCCACCGAAATGGAGGATACCGATGCCCCTATCGAAGTAGTAACAAAAACAAAAGCAAAGAGTAAAAAAGAAGAGTAATGATAGACTTTACACACGAGGACATCGAAAGGTTATGGAACTCCATAACACACTACGTTCCAGAGAGACAGAAACTGGACTGTGCTATAGACTTCATCAAGAGCCTAGAGGACATTGGTGTAGAGCATGACGTACTGAAAGGATCTGCCGAGCTCGATCCAAAACTAGAAGAAGCCGTTGCTACTGTGTTCGAGGAAGACGAAGAGTCAGACGGATACGGCGAAGATGATTAATTGGTACAACGAAGTCAGCAGGAACCTAGACAAGATACCAGACTGCGTAGCATACTTTGACAAAGAACTACTTGAAGCAAAAAAGCAGTGCAAGATATATGGCAATCTCGAACGAGCCAGTGCCTCATTACCAGGCATAGTGGAAGAAAGATTCAGTCAACTACAACAATTAGAAGCAATACTAGAATACCTAAACATAGAATTACGTAGATTAAGATCAAAGACTTTTAGAAAATATCTAGAAAATTACAACAGAGCGTTATCAAGCAGAGATGCCGAGAAGTACGTAGACGGTGAGGATGATGTTGTTGACATGGACAAAATAATAAATGACTTCGCGTTAATCAGAAATCAATGGCTGGGCATAACCAAAGGACTGGATCAAAAACAATGGCAGATAACAAACATTGTGAAACTGAGGGTTGCGGGGATGGAAGATGCCGATATCAAATAATAGGATAATACTCACAGACGTTGATGGGGTCTTGTTAGAATGGGAACACCATTTTTCTAAATGGATGTCACTTAGATCATATTTTGATGAAAAAGGAACGAGATATTATCCATATAAACAATTACCAGACATGCTGGACGAATATGATATGGCAACCAGGTATGGAGTCAGCAAAGATACAATCAGACAAGAGATAAGGGAATTCAACAGGAGTGCTTGGATGGGTACACAGAGACCAATGTTGGAATCACAGACATGGGTAAAACTGTTGGCCGCTGAAGGTTGGACGTTCATACCTATCACATCGCAGACATCAGACATACCAGGACAGCAATTACGTAAGAAAAGATTGGGAGAACTGTTTGGAGATCATATATTCACAAATTACCATATATTGGGTACAGGAGCGGACAAAGACAGTGCTTTAGCAGAGTTCCATGATACCGGACTATATTGGGTCGAGGACAAGCCAAAGAACGCTGTACTGGGGCTCAAATACGGTTTAAAGCCTATATTAATAGACCATCCATACAATCAAGACCTACAACATCCTGATGTGATACGTGTGGGTAGTTGGAAAGACATACACCAAATAGTTTCAGGAAGAAAATAACAATCTATATATTGTTGGTAAAAATAAGTTCGATGTTTTGTTTTTTACCAATTCTGTTTGTCCAAACTTTATATCCACGACTTTGATATTTTTCCACTATCTCGTCTAGTCTATCAAAGTTGATATCTGTGTCACCTATATCCATTTCGCATTCACACAGGATTACTTTTGCCGGCAACGAAAGATCCTGTATTTCGTTCAGCATCTCGTACCAACGTCCTTCCACGTCTAATTTTATGATATCTACTTCAGCGCCGTGCTGATCAGCAATCTCTTTGAGATTAGTTGTTTGAACTTCTATCACATTCTCATATTTCTCCGGCTCGTCTAATTGAAAACACTTGCCATCACCAGCAACATCGTAAAACTTCATTGTCTGCTCTGCAACTGTGTCATAGGCTTTGCTTGTATGAATAATATTATAATCACCTCTATTGGCACTGTCTGTGGTCTGTTTTGATAACGGTGTTGGATCAAAGGTCAAGATCTTTGCTGTGCGATTATCTTTCCTACAATTGACTTCGTATCTAATCTCTCTCGATACACCAAAGTTCCAAAACATTTTTGCGTTTTTTCTAACATGATCGGGTGTGCTGTACTGTTTGTACCGTGTCCATCCTTGTTGATTTACTAGACCACCACTGGGTGATAGAGGAAACCTACTTTCATACTCTCGGCAACGTTCTGAAATTTGCATACGGAAATATTTATAAGTTAAATATTCGTGTGAAAATATACGTAGGGCACGACAGCAGAGAAGACATTGCTTACCAAGTCTGTGAGCATTCTATAAAAAGAAGAGATCCGTCAGCAGAAGTCATCCCCCTTAAGCAAAAACAGATGCGAGACCAAGGACTGTACACCAGGCCTGTAGACAAGTTGGCATCAACTGAATTCACATTCACAAGGTTCTTCGTACCATACATGAATGACTTCAAAGGCTGGGCGGTGTTCTGTGACTGTGATTTCCTTTGGAAGATTCCAAGCCATGAACTTGTGAAATACTGTGATCCGTCGAAAGCGGTTGTAGTTGTACAGCATGACTATGCACCAAAAGAAACAACTAAGATGGACGGACAGGTGCAGACTTCATATCCCAGAAAGAACTGGTCAAGCATGGTGCTTTGGAACTGCGAACACCCCAAGAATAAAATCCTCACACCAGAATTACTGAACGAAGAATCACCAAAGTTCCTACACAGGTTCAGTTGGTTAGAGGACAACGAGATAGGTTCAATGCCCGCAGAGTACAACTGGTTGGTAGGCTGGTATAAGGAGCCAAGGGACGGCACACCAAAAGTATTACACTACACAGAAGGTGGTCCGTGGTTTGACGGCTACCGAGACTGTGAGTATGCAGATGATTGGAAGAAAGAGCTAATAAATCTTTTCAGTTCATAGAATTAAAAATAAATCTTATCTATCTGATCTGCGTTTGGTTTTTGTTCTATCACTTCACTGTTATTGAATCCTAGTTGGAACATGTACTCGTCCATATCGTTTTCAGATGGCATCTCCGGAAATTGCTTATCCTTGTGTAGATTAACTTCCTGTATCACGTACTTGGCACGTGTAAATATGTCTGGAGCACCATTCATGACCATTATCTCAGCACCCTGAACATCTTGCTTGATCAAATCATACTGGGCATCCTTGCCAACCAACTGATCCAACGTTTTCATCTGTCTGATCTCATAATCTTTAAAAATACCAAACACTGTTGAGCCTTTTGTGTATGTAACCTTTTTCTTGTTTCCCTTGTCAATTTCACGCAGGTACATTTTAATTTCCCTGTCACTGTCTCCAAGCACAGCGATATGATAATCGTCCGTCACTTCTTTTAATCTTTTCTCGTGTTTTTGTCCTGCTTCAATGCATGTGTAATGAGCATCTGGCCAAATGGGTTTAACGTTTTTGGTCCAGAATCCGTTCCACGCACCTATGTCCAGTATCCTCAAAGGCATGAACTCTTGTTTTGATTTCAGGTCTTTCAAATATTGGTACATCATGCTTTATAATAAACAATATCTGGCCAAGTTTTGATCAAGACTTTGAATCCCAAGGATTTCAAATGCTCTTTGATATCTCTCTTACTGCTACCGTATTTCTCACTGTTGCCGTTCAACTCAATCATCAAGTATTCAACATTTTCTAGAGTGTTTTCCGCACCCTTGAGCACTTCCATCTCTAATCCTTCAACATCTATCTTTATGAAATCCACCCCTTGTAAATCTAAAGAATCTAACTTGTTGATCTTTGTTTCACCTTTTTCCAACAACACCCTAGTATTTTGTGTGGTACTTTCTTCGGTCAACTTCACAAATCCGTTATTGTTACCAACTGCTTGGTTGTACACCCTGACATGGTCATTTGTACTTAAATTTCTTGAGAGACATTCATAATGCAACTTGTTAGGCTCATAACAATGAATGTTCTTTGCATACTGTTGCATGGCCATAGACCAAGTTCCACACCATGCTCCCACATCAACTATGAGATTGAATTTCTTATTCTGTATCTTACACCAATCGAGCAATTTGTTGAGACAGGTGTCCTGCATGTAAGGATGTCCTTTTTCACGCCATTGTTCTATCTGGGCGTCTGCGGACGGTACCCATATCCCTTCACTTAATTTTTCAATCTTCACAGTATTCCCTTGTCCATTAATATCTCCACTGCCGTACCGTTCTCTAATTCTTCCGGTGTGAACTGTTGGTAGGCTAGGCTGTACAACCAAGGTTCAGGTCCACCGTAGTAGGGATTCTCTATGTCTGCTAGTTCCACGTTTCCAACATCTACTGCGAAACTCTTGTTATCACAGAACACAGGTATGCCCTCACACATGGCCTCCACTGCCGCTATGCTACAACTTGTGACCACACACCATGCCTCCTTGAGATCCTCTGATAGGGGTACCTTGGCCTCACTTGGCCCTGATGTACCCCTACCCCTAGGCTTGTGTCGAAGTCGGATTGGTCTGTCTGTGTATCTCTTGATCTGCTCCATGATCTCGTTCGTCCAATTGGGCCGGCCAAGGTAATTGTGTATACCTGCACTACTAGGACAAACTAAAATATACTTGCCAGCGAAGTTTGGTGCCTTGACCTTCATTCCAAACTTCTCAAATCTATCGGCCTTGCAATTTTTAATGTAAGGCACGTGTATGGCATTCCTACACACACGCCAATAATGATTGTCAGGTTTCAGATTGTTGTTGTCAAATCTTCCAAAATAAGGTGTGTCAGTGAACCAGTAGTTGTAATTACGTGCTTCACACTTCTTGACCATTTCCCTGTTGTTGCCAACGAATCCCCAGAACATGCTGTTGCTCACGGGATCTGTTTCCACAGCATTGTCTAACTTGGTAATCTGATCAGGCCATGACTTATCGACACCGTTGAACACTTCCCATGCCTTGCTTTTCTTATTACTAAATGGTGCGTAGATTGTTAGCATCTATAAATTCCGTTAGTTGTTTTGCCCATTGTTGGTGTCCTTCTGCCGATGGGTGTGGATCATTTGGACTCACTATCAAGTTATTGTCCATGACAAATTCTAAATGACTAACTGTTGGACTGAAGAACCTATCCATGTTTATCGCGTTCCTAATGACTTCAAAGTCCGCGGTGCCGTTGCCAAAGTCGTTGGGTAAGGAATTGTACATCACATAAGGTATTCGTTTACGTTCAAAATAATTTTGTAGGTCAAAAACATTTTCTAAAAAATTCATTGCTAAATTATTTTCAATATCCCACCCTTTGTGGCTCCTAATAAAACTAACATTATCTAATGTCTTCCAGGTACGCCAAGTGAGATCTGTACCTGGTACGCGACCTTTCTTCCATCCGTCATCCGTTATGTAGTCATTCCTGACCGAACTCGACCATCCTATCACAGCGAACACATCTTTGTCCTTGTTCTGTTCGAGCCAAACTTTTGATGAGAAACTTATCCTCGTATTTCCCCGACCTCCCATGGCTATGTTGGAGAGTTCCATGCCATACTTTTCAGCAATTAACTTGCTGGTAAAGGTGTCCACGCCGTCCTTGGGCCTGGGTGTGAGAAAACTGCAACCGTTTGAGAATAATATCATAGTAGTGTATTATAACATAATTATTAATTAAATGTTAGCAAAAAACATAAACTCGCTGAAGTATTTCCTCGACCGTTGGCCAACGGTGGACTCGGAATACAATTACACCGTGCCCTATCATGACTCCATAGATCCACACTTCACAAGTTTACCAACGTTCGTGGCGGAGTTCCATAATTGTAAAGTGCATACTTGCCCGTTGTTGTTGACCAGAGAGAACAAATTGATAACAGATCATGTTTGGACACTGACACACAAGAGCAGACACAAGCCTCATAAGAGCCACAAACTCTGGACAGAGTGGGATGACAATGTGGATTTAAATCTACCACCCGTCACCGAATTTTTCCATGAGAAAGACACATACGTGTGGTTACCAATAGACGACGACAGCAAAGGAAACCCATGGCACATCTGGATCGATGTCATATCTAAGTTCAGGCTGTTAGAGAAAAGATGGTCAACAAACTTTGCTAGATATTGCTTTGTGCTAGCCAACCATAGTCCATATTTTGAAAAAGTATGTAAAGAACTTTTCCCAGATGTAAAAATAGTTACAATGCTCAAAGGAGAAACATGGCAATTCAAACATCTAATAGTACCTAGCATGAGTAATGTCAGAGATGGGATCACGACTCCAGCACTTGCCCCATGGTTGCGACATTTCAAAGGGTTGACCAACATTGAGGGAGTAAAACCTCATAGGAAAATAGTCGTGCTAAGGCCGGGGGCCAAAACCAGAAGGATGTTGAACTCAGACGAATTGCTACTAAAACTAAAAGGTTGGGAGACTGTCACGCTTGAAAATCTTAGTATAAAGGATCAGATAAAAACATTCGCGGAAGCATCACATGTGTTAGCGGCCCATGGTGCGGGCATGGTCAATCTGTTATGGTGCCAACCTGGGACTAAGGTCATAGAGATCCAAGACAGGAACATGCTACACAAGAAAGTTTATCCATTACTATCGCACAATCTAAACCTAGAACACAAACTTTATCTTGCAGATGTTGTGGAGATACCACGAGATAAAGGAAAAAAATTACAAGGAGTGAAAAGATTTAGCGACATGATCAACTTCAAGATAAACATTCCTGAGATTATGGAGCACCTAGAATGAACCTATCAGTGCTACAAAAGAAACCCAAACTTGTGCTAGAGCCTTATCCACATTTCGTGATCGAGGATGCACTGCCCCAAGATGTGTACGATCAACTTGAGAAGGAATGGCCCAAAGAACAACTGCTGTCCACCGAGCCATTTGATTCGGGTATATGTTACAGGCTGAAAGCAGATGAGATGTTGAAACCGGAAAAAGTTTCCAATCTATGGAAAGAATTCACCGAGTACCACACATCAATGGAATTTTACAAACAAATGACCGAAGTGTTTGGCGATTTGGTCCCCCACATAGAAGACCTAACATTGAGTCCAAGAGGCTGGGACACAGGCCATGACAAGATAGGAACAGACTGTCAGACAGTGATGCACAAGCCCATAGACTACAGTTCAAGGACTGCACACATAGACAACCCCAGAGAGATATACGCGGCCTTACTTTACATGCCATACAAAGAGGATCGAAGCACAGGTGGAGAATTCCAGATACACGAAACACATGATACCATTTCAGAAGTGAATAAAAACGGCGGTAGAGAAGTAAAAGAGAAGGCAGGCAGAATTGTGAAGACAATCCCTTACAAAGCAAACACACTAGTCGTGTTCTGTAACAATTCAACAAGATGCGTACACAGTGTATCGGCCAGGAGAGATGCCGTATTACATAGGAGGAGTGTGAACATAATTGCAGAATTCAACAGGGCGGCCGGACGTAAAATGTTTGAGGTCAAGGAAAACAGAAGATGATGTTGTCAGGCATACACACGACCAAACCGCGAACACAACGTTATGTAGATGCTTTCGTTCGTGGATCCGGTCAGGGCAGGATATACCAGTTTAGAGATTTGAAATCATTACCTGAGGAGAATCTTACCATGTACGGCATACTGGCAGGTTCTGGTGAAGTGTACAAATGGTGTGAGAGGGAGAACAAAGATTTCTATTTCATGGATCACGGGTACTTCACTAATGCTCATGACAGTCCACACTGGTTACGTATAACCAAGAACAATCACTGTCAGAACATACTACAACAGAGACCCACAGACAGGTATGAAAAACATTTCAGGCAAGATCTCAAACCATGGAACAAGGGCAAGAAAATTCTTGTCCTGCCGCCAACAAACGCAATAGCGAACTTCTTTGATGCAACTGACTGGTTAGACAACACATTGAAAATACTCGAACAGCACACCGATAGACAAATAGACGTAAGGGAAAAACCTTACAACCCAACAATCGAAATCGATCACGTGGGTGCCACTGTAAAGGTTGATAGGCCTACTGTCCACAAGGGCAATATCAACTGGGGCGATTATTATGCAACAGTGACCTACAACTCAAACACCATGGTGGCCAGCCTCACAAATGGCGTGCCTGTATTCTGCGATCCCAACAACAGTGCGGCCGCTCCTATATCTGAGACGGATTTAAGCAAGATAGAAACACCTAAATACGAAGACAGGATTGCATTATTCAGCAGTCTAGCATATAATAACTGGACACTACAAGAAATGGCCAACGGCACAGCGTGGAGGATGTTGAATGAAAGTTGAAATATTCAGGAGGACGGTAAAGGACCGTAAACGTGGCAACAGTTACGAGTTACTTTATCATCTCAAGGAAGGCATAGAGGCCGCGGGCGATGAAGCGGTGATAGTCAATGAGAACCGGTCTGGACCAACCGTAGAAGGTGAGATGACACCCACTGCACCCATGGCGGCCATGTTTGGATACGGTGGTGACAAGCAGATGCATCACACCAAAGGCAGACGTAGGGAACTTGCTAATAATTGCAGAGACAAAAAGATTCCGCTGATAACATTTGACGGAGGACTTTTATCTAGTTTTGGTAACGTGTCAACATCACCCGATCACCATTTCAGGGTGTCTTTGTACACACCAATGAACGATGGAGACTTCCTGTCTGACAACAGTCCAAGTGATCGTTGGGACATGATGGTGAAGAAATTCAAGGTCAAGTACGAACCATGGCGTAAGTCTAACCAAGACGATCCCATAATATTTGTACTGCAACCCAAGGACAACTGGAGCATGAACGAACTAGATCCCATAGAGTGGTTCAACGAAGTTTACGAAAGGTTAAGACCTGCCACCAGTAGAAAATTCATAGTCCGTCCCCATCCAAATCATGTCGCATCCATTGTCGCACGAAAGGATGATTTTCCAGAGGACGTGGAACTGCAATATACACAGCAACACTTCGCGGGAGATGAAAAGAAATTTTACAGATTCCATTTCCAGGAAGCGATTGCGAATGCACATGCTGTGGTAACACACAACTCCACTGCCAGTGTTGACAGTTGCATAAGGGGGATACCAACGTTCTGCACATCAGACCTAGCACTTTGTTGGGACGTGTGTAACAAGGATCTCAACGATATAGAAACTCCAAGGACACCTGACAGGACACAGTGGGTGAATGACCTAGGTTACAAGTTATGGAGTATACAAGAGATAAGGGATGGAACAGTGTACAAAAGATTCAAACAGAGGTTAGGCTTATAATGACATCATTGTCTGTAGTTACGACCTTCCCACCAAACAGATGGACAGCGTATGCAAAAAGAATGTTGGAGAGCCATGTTCAATTCTGGCCTGACGATGTTATCCTGTATGCATATCACGAAGGCAAGAAACCAACCCTGGAACATCCAAAGATTAAATTTATCAACATAGAAGATGCCTGTCCTGAACTGGTCAAATTCAAACAGAGACACAAGGACGATCCTGTGGCCAACGGCGAAGTGGACGAAGTACCAGGTGGTGTCAGACGAGATCCCAACGCAGGCAAAAATGACAAGGGCAAGGGTTCTTACCTATGGGACGCTGTGAGATTCGCACACAAGACCTTTGCAGTGGATCACGCGATAAAAACAATCACCACAGATTATGTTCTGTGGTTAGACGCTGACACATACACATTCCGACCAATCACAACAGAGTTCGTTACTGGACTGTTACCTGAAGACAAGCTCGTGAACTTCCTGGGTAGGGGTGAAAAATATCCAGAATGCGGGTGGGTGTGCTACAACAAGAAGCATCCAAAAATCACAGAGTTCATGCAGTACTGGACAGACCTTTACACCGAGGACACCATATTCAAAGAGTTAGAATGGCATGACAGTTACCTGTTCTGGCAGTGTGTCAAACGTGTGGCACCCAACGACGGGGTGGACATAGGCAAAGGTGCAGGCGCCAAAGGACATCATGTGTTCATCAACAGCGTGTTGGGAGCATACGTGGACCACATGAAAGGCAAAAGGAAAGTGCAAGGCAAAAGTAGCAAGAGTGACCTACGTGGAAACAGGAACGAGGACTACTGGAAGAACGTGGAGAACTATGATCCGTTCGGTGGTGTGAAGTTTGATCCAAAACAGGCAGACGACATAATGAGCAAGGTGGCCAAAGGGAAGCAAGGCAACTGATGAGGATAGAAGCATGGCCCATGCATGGCCCATTGAACAGCAAAGACATCTTTGCAAAATTCATAAAATCTATGCAGAAAACAGGAGACCAGGTACATGTGAACAAAGAAACCAACGGTGACGTTGCAGTGATCTGGAGTGTGTTATGGCGTGGCAGGATGCAGAATTACAAAAAGATATGGGATCGTTATAGGAGCCAAGGCAAACCTGTGATTGTCATTGAGGTGGGAGGACTGCGTAGGAATCTCAGTTTCAAAATTGGAATAAACGGAATAAACAGAGATGCCGACTTCGCCAACCAAGATTTTGATGATGAACGATGGCCACTCTTCAAACATGAATTTCGACCATGGAATCCAACCGGAGAGCTGATAGTGATATGTGGACAGCATGACACATCAGAGCAATGGAAAGGATTACCTAAGATGTCCAACTGGATCGAACAACAGATAAATGAAATAAGGAAATACACCACAAGGCCTGTCTTGGTAAGGCCTCATCCTCGTAACACGATTACATTCGATGAGAACAAATTCAAAAACGTGAAGGTAAGATTACCAAAACGAGATTTCAGGACCTATGACGACACAGATTTTAAAGCAACACTTGAAAGAACTTGGGCAGTGATCAATCATTCCAGCAATCCAGCCATGGAAGCAGTGATGAAAGGCATACCTGTGTTCGTATCGGAATCAAGTCTGTGCCATGATGTGGGTAACATTAAGTTAGCAGATATCAACACACCGGCCATGCCCAACCGGGTAACGTGGGCAAACAAACTAGCGTACACGGAATGGTTTGAGGACGAGATAGAACAAGGACTACCATGGGCAAGGATCAGGGCAAGGCTACAGGAGAAATATATATAATGCAAACTATAAACATCGGCAAAAAAGAAATTGAGCCTATCATATGGAAAAAATATGAGGGAGAGGATGTAATCGTAAACACTACAATCAGGCAAGGCAAACGAATACAAGACATCAGGTTCTTTGAAGACAAAGTCAAGGCGGTACCTCGAGGCAACGCCTACTGCATAGGTAACGGTCCTTCACGTAAGGATTTTGATCTTACAAAACTAAAGGCAACAGGTCAGACGTACGGATGTAATGCACTGTATAGAGACTTCATGCCTGACTTTATATTCTCAGTTGACACTAAGATGTCAATGCAGATGGTAGAGGACGAAGTTGGATTGAAGACTGTACACTACGGTCCAGCACTAGAAGTGAACAGGAAACAGAGTAAGGGCATGATAAATCTCATACCAAACAATCCACATTGGATATCAGGCAATGCCGCTTTCTGGACAGCAGGTGTGCATGGACACAAGAATATATACCTACTAGGATTTGACTTCAGGGAATACGGCAAGGGAGAACTAAACAACATATACCAGGACACGACCTGTTACGGAGAACGGAACGATGATAAGATCTTCGAAGGTTGGCTTAAACAATTCAGAGACATGCTGAAGATGAGACCATATGTGAACTACACAGTGGTGCATGATGATCCACCGGAATATTTAAATCATCTACAAACAGGCACGGACTTGGGTAACAGTCGAATCATGAGTTACAAAGAGTTTGAGGGAACCGTGTTAGCCGGTTCTTGATAAGGTCAATCCAGCACTTTTAAACTTGTTCTTGAACGCATAGAAGTTGGCGTTGTGATTGCTGTAAGGATCTTTGATCACAGTCATCTGGTACAGGTGTACCATCTCGTGTGCTAGTGTTTCTATGAAGTCCCTGAACGTTGGATACTTGGTGTGTATCTCTATCGCAAAAGTCACATCAGTCTTGTCATAGGGTATCACACTCTGGTCGTAAGAACCTTTCCTACATTTCCTATTGTCCCAATTAGCCCAACATCTGCCCCAGTCATTGGTCATCCTTACCAAGTACATTGGAACAGTGGGTAACTGATTACCAAATAATCCCTTGTTAAGATGTTTAAACCAAGTTACAACTATTGAGTGTGTGGGTCTGAAGTTCCGTGTGTTCTTCCGCATAGTCAGAGTATTTTCCAATCTGATCTTCAATTGTTTCCTGACTGTGACAGTCTTCTTACTGGTCTTTTTCATAGGTTGACTATATTACCAAGTATGCTATAATATACTAATAATTATCAATATTACCAGGTTTAAAAATGCACACAGATTTGCCAAAAACAATTAACGAAGCACTTAAAATATTAGCATATAACGATTATTTTTGGTCAGATCCCCTATCGACGCAGAAGACCCAGATCAAACCACACCCCAAAGATTACGAAACTGTGAGATCACTGGCGGAATCACAGTATGCATGGACAGAGAAACAGGCCAGACTAGCACTAGTGATTCTAAAAAGATACCTGACCAAATTCCAAGCACACGGCATGGACATTAAGGAGTTGCTGAATAAACCAGTGTATGATGACGACTTCCGTGTTATCAGTTTTGACAAAGTCATAGAGAAGTACACAGACGATGACAACATTGACTGGATAGAGATGAGGTTCCCGTATAACAAGAAAGTAATACAACTGATACGTTGCATGAAAGATAATCGTGACTTGCCTGGAATGTATGCGTTATACGATGGCGAGAAGAAGAAGTGGACCTTCCAACACAGCGATGTCACTGCCTACTATCTGACCTTGATCGCTGTAAGATATGATTTCAAATTCACGGACGACAGTCTACTCAACGACTACGAGGAGATCAAAAAACAAGTTATTGGACATCGTAAACCCACAGCACGATTGGTCGCTGGAGAGGTTGTGTTGGACAACGCACCAGAATCTCTACAGGAATTCTGGAATGAAAATCTCAAAGATGCACCAACGTTGACACAAGTGGACTCGTTGAAGAACTTTGACATATCAACTAATGGAATAGATGTACCAGCCGAGACCATGATAGGTCACAAGATAGCACACAACAATTACCACAAGTTATGGATTGATTCAAAAGGATTCAGCAAGAAGGAAGTTGTCAAAGGATTGATAGAGCTGAACTGCTTTCCGTTGATCATGCCTGTGAGTGGTGACATACACATGGAAGATGACGTCAAAGATTTCTGGGAGTGGATGAATGCGTTCAAGGCACATGATGTTGACCTATTAAATGAATGCAGTTGGGGATTCGATGTCAAGGAACCCATCTACAAGAAAGACCTAGAACGTTTCAACAACGAAAGGACTTATCTTTTAGATAATCAAAAATCAGAAGAGTTCTTTGAGAACCTATACGAGTTGCATCAAATGAGTAAACAGTTCAAATTGATCAACGAACAAACAAAGATCATCTTCGTCAGGAACAGAATACCAAGGGCGTTGATCAAGAGTAAAGTCAAACCAAAAGCATCACTGGTTGGAATAGGCGGTGGTTACTACGCTACGGGTACAGACAACCTAAAAAGAATGCTTGAAAATCTTCCAAAAAAGTTGTATTATAGTGATCACCAACCGAGTAGTTGGGATTGGCATGATCACGTAATAATAAAACTTTAATATGAGCAGTTGTAAACTAGTAATAAAAGATGAGGTGAACGTGAAGTTCGAGAACCTGAGCCTCGAATGGCGTAAGCGACTGTCCAACAAATTCAAATACGAGATACCATATGCTAGACATCTACCAGCAGTGAAGTTGGGTAGGTGGGATGGTAAGGTCAGTTTCTTTGGTTTGGGTGGCACAACATACCTAAACCTAGTTGATCAAATACTTCCCATACTGGATGAAGGCGGTGTGTACATAGATGTTGAGGATAGAAGAGAGCAACACAACTTCGAATTCAAACAAGTGGACAAAAACTATCTGTCACACATAACATGGCCCGAGAATCATCCGGCCGCAGGACAACCAATCGAATTGAGAGACTACCAAGTAGAGACTATCAACAAGTTCATAGAACATCCACAGAGCATACAAGAGATCGCCACTGGTGCAGGTAAGACCATAATCACAGCGGCCTTGTGCCAACTGGTCGAACCATACGGAAGAACATTAACCATCGTACCAAACAAGAGTCTTGTGACACAGACCGAAGAGGATTTCATCGCTTGTAACTTAGATGTTGGTGTTTACTACGGAGACAGGAAAGAACTGGGACGTTTCAACACGATAGCCACATGGCAATCACTGAATGTTTTAGAAAAGAAAAGCAAAGACGAACATACCACAGATTTTTTAGAAGCCATACAAGGTATCAACACAGTGATCATAGATGAGGTACACATGGCCAAAGCAGATGTGCTGAAGAGATTACTCACAGGTCCATTCGCACACTGTGGCATACGTTGGGGGCTTACAGGTACAGTACCAAAAGCAGATTACGAATTTATGGGATTGAAATGTAGCATAGGTGACGTGTCCAACAGGATACAGGCCAGCGAACTGCAAGACAAGGGTGTGTTAGCAAATTGTCATGTGAACGTTCTCCAGACACAGGATCATCCGCAGTTCAAAACTTATGGAGAGGAATTGAAATGGCTCACAACAGACAAGACCAGGATGAAATGGGTGGCCAGCACAATCAAGGACATATCAAGTTCGGGCAACACACTAATACTTGTAGACAGGATATCCGCGGGAGAAATATTAGAAGAACAGATTGAGGATGCGGTGTTCGTGTCTGGATCAACTAAAAACATAGACAGAAAGGAACAATATGATGAAATATCTACTGCAACAAATAAAGTTATTATCGCCACTTATGGAGTGGCCGCTGTTGGTATTAATATTCCTAGGATTTTTAATCTTGTTCTCATAGAGCCAGGCAAGTCATTTGTGAGGGTTATACAGAGCATAGGACGTGGAATCAGGAAAGCAGAAGATAAGGACAGTGTGCAGATCTGGGACATTACCAGCAGTTGCAAGTTTGCGAAAAGACACCTAGGGGCAAGGAAAAAGTTTTACAAAGAGGCCAATTACCCGTATAATATAGAAAAGATAAATTATGAAAATCCTTACACTGGATAACAGAACATACAAATTAGAGAAAATACCAGAATGGGTGGATGAGAAACTAAGGTTCGCTGTGCTTGATAATTCAGATCCTGCAAACCCAGACTTCTTCTACATACCTTTAATATTCCTAGAGAGCTTCAATGCTCCAGCGGCGGTGTTAGAGATTGGACCACACAAGATAAAGATGCCACTGGATTGGAAGATGTTGATAGGTGAGGCCGGACAATCCGAGATGCATGTTTTGCCAATCACAAGTCTAAACGACAGGGGATTTGACGCCTTCACATTCAATCCGTTGTCAAGTCCAAAACCTGATTTCTATCCTATAGATGTGGTAGACATATACACAGAAGTGAAATGGTATTTCCCAAAGATCAAATCTGGACAGATGTTGGCAGTACCTTTAAGCAACGGTCCAAAACCCATGTGTGCCTACTTTGTTAAAGACATATCGAGACAGTGTGAACAGGTGGACTATGGCTCAGTCTGGTAGGAAATCAATCACTATAGATGCACCAATACTGATTACCAGCAACAAGATTGCGGTATGGATGGATGAAGATTGGATGCACAATTTCTTTGATTTCATTAAGAAAAACAAATTCCAATTTTCAGGTTTACAACACAAAAACAAGAAACTAAAATTAACATTTGCAACAGCGAAAGATTGTACGATGTTCGCACTAAAATATGCCAGCAGAAAAAAATAGAAAATTTTTTGATCTAAGAAACGGACTGAAAGCAGTAGACTTCAGGAACAAGGACTACTTCGACAGGATCGACGACAAAGAAAAGTCGTTGTATTCTCCCTACATGCTTATGAGATACGTTTCTAATGTTTCATCTAAAGATCCATTCTATGTAGAGCACTATGTTGAAATGGTCAACGAGTGTGTGAACAAACACTGTTTCGCATTGGGCAAACACAAGAAACTGTTATGGGTACTGACCGCCATGTGCGGAGCAGAGACACAGCAGTTCCATCCATGGCTGAAACCCATGAAGCGTGTGCCCAACAAGAGTCTTAAGAAACTGCAGGCCATATACCCCACATGGAAGGAAGCAGACCTAGAGACATTGGACAAGGTGATAACCGACAGAGAACTAGAGGAACTGATAGAAGCACATGGCATCGACAAATAAATGCACATACTGTGGCAAGGAGTTTGCCAAAGAACGTACACTGCAAGTTCACTTGTGTGAACCCAAGAGAAGATATCTACAACGAGATGAGAAATGGGTGGTGAATGCATTTATGGTGTTCCAGAGATTCTATCAGATACACCAACACAATTCAAAGACAAAAACATATGATGACTTCGTCAAGAGTTCATACTACAACGCATTCGTCAAGTTTGGCAGATTTATCATGCACGTCAACCCGTTGTATCCTGAAAAATACATAGACTATGTGTTACAATCAAAAGTAAAACTGGACCATTGGGCCAGGGATGACCTGTACGAGTTGTACTTGATTGAGGCCTTGAAATCGGAACCCGTGGAGGCCGCACTACAGAGGAGCATCGCAACCATGATGGACTGGGCCACGGAACAGAACGCACAGTGGTCTGACTACTTCAGACTCGTGAACAAAAACAGGGCGGTACAACACATACAGCAAGGCAAGATAAGTCCATGGCTGTTGCTAGGTTGCAACGCAGGCAAAAGGATGTTAAAATCTTTTAACGACGAACAATTACAAATGATAGAAAGATTTATAAACCCAAGTTTCTGGCCTAGCAAGTTGAAGAGCTATCCTGCTGATCACATGCTGGTACAAGACACAGCGAGGGAGGCCAAGATTGTCTAAGATAGATTTAGAAGTGTCTGATAACTTGGAGTTCGATGACGGAGATTGTGCAGTGATAATCAAAGAAGACGGATCTATCGGAAGAGTGATAATGCCAAAAGTTAACAAAGAAATAATAAAAACAGAAGGTTACAGAAAACTTCTTGATGTGTTAGAGGTGTTACAACCTGGTTCTAGGGAAAAAATGATTGAACACGCGGAGAAAGATAAAGGGAGTGTACACTAATGCCTGATGTAGACATAGACTTCTTTGATCGAGACAACACACTAAAACTTTTCAAGCACACACCTGCTTCCATAATCAAGGATGGCAAAAGCGAAAAACACAAGACCGGAGTCTACTTTCATGCAGTGCCAGAACACCCTGTAACAAGACACGCAAGTTTAGATTATAAACAAGCGGAGGATCGAGGGTACTTCAAGATAGACTGCCTTAATGTGAACATATACAAGGATGTTAAATCAGAACAAGAACTTGTCGAGCTTATGATACAGGAGCCAGATTGGGATATGCTGAAAGATCCAAAAATAGTACAAAATCTGTTCCACCTGAATGGTCATTACAACATAGTGTCCAAACTGGAACCAAAGACCATAGAACAACTTGCGGCTGTGTTGGCTATAATACGTCCTGCCAAGAGAAATCTAATGTACAAGGACTGGGTGGAAATAATGAAAGAAGTTTGGGTGAAACCCACGGATGGCAGTTACTTCTTCAAGAAATCACATGCTGTGGCATATGCCCAGGCTATAGTTGTGCAGATGAATTTGATCACAAAACATAAATATAACTTTAGTGTACAACAAGACAAATAAAAAACTCACTAAAAAATCCAAACCCACTGTAGTAGACCTATCCAATGATGGACCGTTTTCGGTCGTGTCGTTGTCAAAGTTTCTCACAGACTACTGGAAGACCAAGGCCAAGAACACGTGGAAGATACTAAACAAAGAGGATCAAATGGATGCCCGTTGGATCAAACAGGAATTACCATACTGGCAAGAGTTATGGAAAGAGCGTGGTATTAAAATTAGATGGGATCGCAGACAGCGGTCTTTTTTTTTGACTGTTATTAAGTAGGTCTTCTCACTAATTGGATAGTTCTTCTTTTTACCCGTTTCTTTGAAATTTCAGAAAGTTTTACAGTAGGGCCGTGTACTATTTCAACGTCCTTAGAATTAAGTGTGATTAGGGTTGAACGGAAATATCTAAATTCACCTTTGAGAAATATGTTGATTGGTAATTTACGATTGGACTCGTGCCACCAAGTTTCCCCACACTTTAAGAACTTCATCTTGTCCTGTGGCATCATCAGCCTGCCGTAGTCATAGAAACTGATCACATTGGCATCCTCGTTCTGCACTATGCCCACATACTCCAAATCGCCCTTTCTGATCAGGCTTAGGAATGGGAATTTATCCCTTAATGTTGCAAAAATTTCCTTCATTCTATATCTATAAATACTGTTAAATATGTACTATGCAAACAGTACAAAGGTATTTAATAAATCAATTGGTAATAGCCTACATAAATGGTTATACCGGAAGGAACTCAAAAGTGTACGATAGACGCCTAACACTGCACAGAGGGGTATCAAACCCAATCACATTCACGTTCAAGAACGAGGATCAGAAGGCACAGGATATAACTTCTAAAACATACGAGTTCAACATGATAGATTCTGAGAGCAAGAAAGCGGTCTTAACAAAGACGTTAAGCATACTAGATGACGGATCCACTGTCAGCACAAAGGGTGACGCTAGTTGTACTATCACAGAGGGTGACCTATTACCACTGGATGCCAAGTTCTACAACTTCTCTGTACGTGAAGTGAAATCAGATGGTAGCAGAGAGATCACGTATGCAGACACAGGTTATGCGGCCGCTGGCACGATAGAATTGCTAGATGGTGCTTATCCGGAATTTGTAGCAAGTACTAGTGTTTCCAGTTTCACGGCGTCAGGAGGTCCACTAGCATACACATCAGGCTCAATAGATTCCAGACCGGGCATCAACAACAACAAGGCTTTGCACACGATTGCTGTGTACACAAAAAACTTCTCAGGTGCTTTGCGGGTGCAAGGAACAATGAGTGCTTCACCAAGCAACTCAGACTATTTTGATATTACCATGGAAGGTGCAGGATCCACGGCGAATACTTTCTCAAATTCTACAACAGTATCCAACTTCAACTTCACGGGTGTTTACCACAGTGTGAGATTCAGTTGGGGCAACGACAGTGGTAACACTGGCGTGATTGACAAAATCCTATATAGGCAGTAAAATAGTATAGATTATGAATCTTATACAGAATACAATTCTGACTAGTCTTCCTGCGAACAGAAAGAAGACCCCAAGCGGTTGGATCAGTTTCAACGCACCTTGTTGTGTTTACAATGGAGAGACCGCTGACAAGAAGAAGCGTGGCGGACTTATGACCAGTGCGGACGGCACAGTCAGTTACCACTGTTTCAACTGTGGCTTCAAGGCCAGTTACGTGATAGGACGTAAACTTACATATAAGATGAGACAGTTTATGAGTTACATAGGTATACCGGAGGACACAATACGTAAGTTGGCTATAGAAGCCATGCGTGAGGAGGAAGGTGATGTCAAGTACGAGAAGAAGAAATTTGTAACATTCAAGAACAAGACACTGCCCAAGAACGCACACAAACTGGATGTATGGCTGGAGAAGTATGTGGGCAACGATCTCACGGAACCACAATGGAAGAAGATAGACGGACTGTTGAAATATTTGGAAAGCAGAGGCATAGGTGCTGACTGGTATGACTTCATGTACTCACCTGATAAGATTTGGGACGTACACCAAAGATTGCTGATACCATTCTACTGGCGAGGTGAAGTAGTTGGATTCACAGGCAGGATGTTCGAGGAATCAGATGCTGTCAAATACTACACAGACGTGTGGCCTGGATACGTGTTCAACATGGACGCACAGGACTGGACTAGGAAATTTGTGCTAGTCACAGAAGGACCTTTTGATGCCATCGCCGTTTCTGGTGTGAGCATACTGGGATCGGAGATAAATGACACACAGCGAGAGTTGATAGATGGACTTGGTAGACAGGTTATCGTAGTGCCGGACAGAGATGCCCCAGGACAGAAACTGGTAGACCAAGCGACGGAGTTTGGATGGAGCGTGGCATTTCCAGAATGGGACAAAACGGTTGGCGATGTGGCGGATGCTGTGTTAAAATATGGTAGACTGTTTACTATACAATCGATACTGAAAACGACAGAATCAAGTAAACTGAAAATAGATTTGAAGAGAAAGATGTATGGCTGATTACGATAACAACGAACAACACCAGGCTAAGAATTATTCTTTTGATGTGCAGAAATTGTACATAGAGATGTTGTTGGCGGATGCTGAATCATTTGCGAGGGCACAGAACATATTCAATCCCAAATCATTTGATCGTAAACTGCAACCAATCGCCAAGTTCGTCAAAGACTACATGGACGAGTACAAGGTCATGCCAGAAGTTGACATAGTCAATGCATCACACGATATAAAATTAAAAACAGCGAAGGATCTGGACCCAAGCCATTTCAATTGGTTGCTGGACGAGTTTGAAACATTTTGTAGACACAAAGCACTTGAACAAGCAATACTGTCGTCTGCTGATCTATTAGAGAGAGGTGACTATGGTCCAGTCGAGGACATGGTCAAGGAAGCAGTACAGGTTGGCCTCACAAGAGATCTCGGCACGGACTATTTTGAAGATCCAAAAGGAAGACTTGAAGCACTCAAAGACAACAACGGACAGATCAGTACAGGTTGGGCCAACTTGGACAAGAAACTGTTTGGTGGATTCAACAGAGGCGAGCTGAACATCTTTGCAGGTGGATCGGGTGCAGGTAAGAGTTTGTTCTTGCAGAATCTTGCGGTCAACTGGGCACTGGCTGGACTGAATGTGTGTTACATATCATTTGAGTTGAGCGAGCAACTGACTGCCATGAGATTGGATGCTATGATGACAAATATTCCAACAAGAAAAGTATTTCCCGAAATAGAAAACGTTGAGATGAAGGTCAAGATGTTGAAGAAGAAGTCAGGTAACCTGCAGATCAAATATCTGCCAAGTGGTAGTAACGTGTTGGATGTTAGGACGTATCTCAAGGAATTAGAACTCAAGAACAAGAAGAAAATAGACTGCATACTGATCGACTACTTGGATCTGATGATGCCAAAGAGCAAAAGGATATCACCAGCAGACTTGTTCATCAAAGACAAATACGTTTCAGAAGAACTGAGGAACTTGGTCGTTGAGAAACAGTGTGTGTTGGCAACAGCATCACAGTTGAACAGGGCATCGGTCGAAGAGATAGAGTTTGACCACAGTCACATATCAGGCGGACTATCTAAGATACAGACAGCAGACAACGTGATAGGTATATTCACAAGCCGAGCAATGAAGGAACGTGGCAGGTATCAGATACAGTTCATGAAAACAAGATCAAGTTCTGGTGTTGGACAGAAAGTGGATCTTGAGTTTGACGTGGACAGTTTGAGAATCAGAAGCCTGGATGAAGACGAGTCACAGAGCTACAAT